ATTTTACCCACAATATTATCAGTCACAGTGCCTATGACTTCTGTTAAAACAGTTCCCACGGCCTTGATGATTTTTGTCATGGATCTTGAATACTGTCGCATTACTTTCTTGGCATTTTTGGCCATGTCATCCGCATTTTCAAACATGCCGGCAGAATTGTTTAACATCACCACCAATGAATTCATGGGCTTGGCAACCGAGGATATGAACTTAGACATGTTCGCAATAAGCCTTGAGACCACCTTGGCTTTCTGGAGATCTTCTTTTCTCAAACTCTGCACAGTCTTTACCAAATCCGTAACCAGTTTACCGACTGCAGTCACGATATTGACAATGGAATCTGAATTTGCATTCATCAATGAGAGCATCATTTTAGGATCCCCATCAGCCATATCGATGAAATCCTTGTTTAGGTTCATAATGGGTGTAACGGACTTGATCACCCCAACCATCATATCAACCTTTTGCTTAGTCTTCGCAGGATTTGGGATGTTTAAGTTGGCTATCCTTTTCAATGCAGGAATGAATGTATCCACAAGCTTGTCCATGGTCGATGCCACCATGCCCATTCCTATTAGAAATGAGCCAAATGCGGTACCCAGGCTTGTCATGACCAGATATCCTAAAGCAACAGCAACTGGAATCACAAGCATCACCGACTGAATCATGGAAACCAGGCTACCCATCAATTTGGCAATCGCGCTGGGATTGGTCGATGCAGCCTCTGAGACATTCTTAACTGTGCTTCCAAACATCAAAGACATGGCTCCCATGGCCAACATGATCAAAGGCATCCCGATGAGGATCATAGGCGCTGCCGATGTGGCCACCGTCGAAGCCAACCATGCGGCACCCATGGCCAAACCAGCCGCGGCCATCAGCGACACGGTCACAATCGCAAACGCACCAGCCTTTTCGATCGTCAAGCCCTCCATCGCGCTGATTGCTTCCAGCGCAGGAACAACAACCCAGTGCACCATGGCAGCAAGAAAGAGCCCAATCATGATCAGTGATGCGGCCTGGGCACCCAACCCTTTAGCCCACTTCATCTGACCGGCAGTTGTTGCAGTCTGCGCCACGGTTGCCCCTGCTTCTGCTACTTTTGACGCACCGGTCAGAATCCCGCTGATCTTGGATATGGTGCCGGTGATGGTCTTGATGATCTGGCTTCCGAGAAAAAGAGCGAAACCAGCCAGCACAAACTTGACGATGGTACTGCTGAATATTGCCTTGAGGACTTTTTCTCCTATCTGTTTAAAAAACGGGGTCCACTCATCAACAAGAGTCCCCAGGCGCTCCATTATTGATCCCCACATGTAGTTAAAAGACTCTAAGAGAGCAGGCAAATGGGGTTGCAGCGCCTCCCATGCCCTACCAAAAACGCGCTCAAACATCAAGTACAATGCGTCGAATAGATCACTGGCAGGACCAGAAGACGGGTCATTCATAAAATCACCAACGGCATTGAACAAAAAGATGAGACCCTTTGCAATAACAGGAACAAGCCCAACAAAGATGTTCGCGATGGCTTTACCAAAAGCCTTGAGTCCCTCAAGGATCTTACCGCCACCCTCTGTTCCACCCCCGACCCACTTTAGAAAAATCTCTTTTATTTTGGCCAAGAACGTCTCAACGCTGGCGTCACCTCCCTCGCCTCCAACAGCATCGAAGAAATCCTGAAAGGCTTGTTTTAAGGGATCCAAAAGCTGCTTGCGAAAACGTGTGGGTTGAAAGATATCCTTCAAGCCGTCGAGCATTGTTGATATGCCTGGGAAGTCTTTGATGAACATCCGACCAATTTCACGACCGAACCGACGAGTTTCCCGAAGACTGCCTCTGATCGCACGCATCGTCTGGCGGAACTTGCTGCTCCATAAGATGCCTTGCTCAAAACCTTGTTTGAAGGCATCCCAGAAACTCTCCATGTCCTTTCCACCAGAGTGCACAAGTTTTTCGATGTTTTTGGCCAACCCCTTAAGGGTCTTTCGCATGTCACCCATGATCTGCTCTGATGTCTCTGCAGCCTTATTCAGATCTTCATAGCTTTGACCCTGGTTTTGAAGCGAGAACACAGAGCGCATTGTGGCTTCATCCATTCCCAGAGTCTGTTGCACAAACTGCTTCTGTCGCCATGTCATATTTGTGATGTCTTTACCGGCTGCGAAGAACTGCTTTCGCATATGCTCGATCATCTCAGCAGGATTTTCACTCTTGGCCATCTTAAACGCGTCGATGTTGATCCCCATGGCACCGGCCAGGGATGAAGCAGCCTGAGCGGCATCCTCGAATGTGAGGAACTTATCCATGATGCCACCAAGGGACTTGATTTCAACACCCAGCGCGGTCACCTTCGCAGCAACAGCAGCAGTTTGTGCAGTGCCCAAGTGTCCGAAATGCGTGAAATCCTCTGACATTTCCATGGTCGCACGACCTATAACCTTTGCAGAAATGCCAGTTTCCTTATGCATGGCTGTCAGGCTGGCTGTGATCTTTCGCATCTCCTCAGCCACACTTTTTCCCATGTACATTGCGTTCTTGATGAATGCCGCCATCTGCTCATCAGTCGCCCCAAACACTCTCTTCAATGCCGCTAGCTCGCCCGCAACTGGCTCGAGATCACCCATCACCTTGTAAAAGGCAGAACCCAACGCCTTGGCAAGACCGAGCATGTCTTTAGTGGCTTCGGCCATTCCTTTCACGCCGTAACCGTACATCTGGCCCATTCTTAGCCCAGTGCCTCCGATGCCATCTTTACCAGAGCTCTCCTTCTTGATATTCTTCATCATCTTGATGATAGATTTACCCTCACCCTTGTCTAGGCGACCGAACTCTTTACGCACCTCCTCATAGGCTTCTCGAAGGGGATTGGCCCCACCTCCGGATCCAGCCATCTTGACTATTCCGGAAAAAATATTAAGAGGCAACATGAGAATGGATTTACCAATGGACATTATACCACTTATGAGAGATTTTGCCATCCCCCATGCAGCCTCAATCCCGCCAGCAACCATATTGAAAGCGCTAGATACACCGGCAAGCGCAACACCGGCAATTCCAACCCCCTTTAAGGATAAACCGAAACCCTCAGATTTCTCGGCAGCTTTTTCTGCAGCATCTCCAATACCACCCATGTCATCTTTTAATTGCTCTGCGTTTTTTGAGGCTTCTTCCAGGCTCTCAGCAGTGCTCCGACTCCGAGTGGCGGTCTGCTGAGCATCGCGGGCGGCTTTTCTCATTGCTCCGGCATAGGCGGTTTGACTCTTAGCAGCATTCTTGGACATCGTCTCGCGGGATCTCAGCGTCTCGTTGATTTGCTGTTGAATTTTTAATTGGTCAGAAAGATCCACGCGCGCACACTCCCATAAAAACTAGCATCCTTTAAGTAATTATGTTCTTCAGCAATTTTATAGTGCTAAAGGGGCCATGTGAACCCAAAATGTTGCTTAAATTGCGCAGATGCTGTGTGTTTCTGATTTAAGGCATCTCTAATTAAAGAAATAGTGGTGTTAGAATCCTCTAGGGCTTCATACAAGTGGCGGCTAGCTTGAATAGTGGAATCCATTATGGAAACAGAACGATCATCACCCTCAAACCTAAGATTCACATTCTTTCCCAATACACTAGCTGATGCATATCCAATCATTTTTTTTGCAAAGTCTTTATTCATGTTATGTTTCCTCCACCTATTAAATATGGAAGATCAAGTAAATCTTCTTAATTTAGACGGAACATGTTGGCGGTGGCGGCCCTGCATACCGCGATGGTCAGGGGAATTCATGTGCATGGCTCGTGATTGAGTCTGCTCATTTTTACTGGACTGCTTTATTTCTTCCTGGATTCGCTTAATAAACCATATGCGTTGCCACACAGGTAACACGTATGCTTCTGTATAGGTAAAACCCATGTAATACATCAGCACAAACATGTGTTCGAGAAAAAGCTCCTTGTTATCAGGAGTCAGGCCAAAAAAACGAGGCTCCCATAGGGAGCCGAACCTCCGAGTGCTCTCCGCACTGTAAGCATTCCATCCAGGACTTCATCTCAATTCCAGGCTCATTACTATCAATGTGTTTTCTCAAAAAGAGAGAATCGCGGGCTGGCATATTTCGCACAAAGAAACTAATCTTGTTTTTATCATCCGTGCCATCAACTGCCATAATTTGTCGTGAAAATCTTTCTGTGATCAAAGTATCAGTCCGCACACCTTGCTTTTTCTTTCTTTCCGATATCACCATCATCTCGCGTTCGTCATCGCCAGTCAAAAAACGAAAACGCACATTCTTTTCGGTCGTTGGAAGCTTCACTTCAAAAAGATTACTTCCTGCAGCCACCGGAGGTAGTGTCAGCCTCTTAATCGGAAGATCAGTCAAATTGAACTCCTGCTTACTTCTTTCGCCACATGCCGGACAATCAACCTCAATAGGATATTCCGAACCGTATCCGGTCACGCGAATTGCTGTCATCACCGCGTTGCGGTCGCCAACCATCATATGATCAACGTTAATCCGCTTATCGATTAAGCACGACTTCAGCAATTCAGTGATCACCGTGCCTTTCTTGATAAGAGCCCGAGAAGTCAAGATATCTTCTTCCCTAGCAGTCATCGCCTTGATTTGAATTGTTTCCTGGCCGTAAAGTGGGCTATCAACATCATAAATAACGCCCATGGACGGAAGAGGAACATTTTCGACCGGTACCTCATACCCGAATTCTTCCTTTAGCACATTGCTGGTGGGCATGCCTGGTTGTACCGTAGGCGGCTGCCCTGTCGTAAATACTTCATTTCTTGCCTGTCTAAACCCATCATCTGACATTCGTCACCTCTCGATTGAATACTACTCTAAATATCAATACAAAAGAAACATGTGTAAACAAAAAAACCTCCCAAGCTCATCATAAAAGCAGGGAGGTTTTTTTATAGCTAATTTTATAATGCTTAAATTAGTACTGAAGCACACAGTTATCAAAGCGAAGTGTGAGGCTAATCTCAGCAGGATCCTCTGAACCATAATCCAGATCGCCGAATCCGGCACTGGTTATGAAGCAACCTTTGATGTCCCAAAGCTCGACCACTGTACCAACAGGATCCAGAAGCTTAAGCTGGCAATCTCTCTTGTAGAAATCAGCATATCCACCGCGACCGGAAACAGATTCAAAGTGAGTTCGGACCCATTCCATTACCTGCTGAGCGCCGGAAGGTGCAATCGGGTCATGCAATGTAACCGACAGGGTTTCAAACTTGGTCTTACCTGCCAGGTAACGATGAGAATTGATAAACGGAATTTCCTGCTCAGATGTTGTGAACGAGGGACGTGCCGCTGTTTTCATTAGGAAAGAATCGATACCCTCAATCGCGAACACCCAGCGAAATTTACGCTTTGGTTCAAACTTATTGGGTAACATATCCGTAACTGAAAGAGTCTCTGCCATTTTATTCTCCTAAGTGCTTTCCTTTATTTTAAATATACACTCAATCTAAAAACTATTTTTATTCATTGCCCTTTTATAAGCCATTCTGATCTATTGTGTTAGTAACCACAAAGTCCAGAGCGATAAACTCTACTGAACGTGTGGGCTGCAAGAAGATTTTACCTCGAATGGTATTGTTCTCAATGTCAGCCTGTGTAGTTGTGCTAGCATCAATTTGCACCTTGAATCTATCCAGGCCCTGCTGGGCTTGAATTTGCGCCAAGATGGGATTGACTGCTGCCGAGAAGCGTGCCAGCGTTGATGCCCGGTTGGGCTCAAACAGGATGCGATCTGCAATCCGCTTGACTTTTCGCCTAACATCAATCAGCAATCGTCTCACATTAACACGATCCAGCGCGCTCTGCGCTTTAAGGAGCGTCTTTTGGCCCCAAACAACAGGACCGCTTGAGCCTGGATACTGATTAATCGGATTGATGTCAGTTTCATAGAGCACATCGAGATTACTCTGGTTCAATTTTACGGACATGTCCAAGACATTGGAAAGCACGCCGCGGGTGAACCCTGCCGGAGCAAACCATGGGTGCCCAATCGTATCGTTTAGAGCGAAGGCGCCAAGCACCGCAACCGAAGGTGGCACTGTCATTTCTTCTGAGGTTGTTGTATCCTGCAATCTAACATCGGGGAAATATGCCGCGGCGAAAGAGCTATCCAGGTTACGATCTCCAAACCGACGCACGGTATTTGTGACATCCACCAACTGAATATTGGAAGCCGTAACAAATGTATCCGCCGAATCTTTCTGTTCAATGTCCATGATGAGCATGGCATCAAAGCGATTTTCCACCGTGTCAATGGCGTAATCCACAACAGCCGGGTGACGCTGTCCTGGAATGGTCAAGAGCTTAATATCAGCATCCGAACGGTCTCCCAGAATATCCAGCGCCTTTCGATATGCACGAATTGTAGGACCGTTTTCAACACCGCCCTGGCCACTCACATCGTCAAACTCTCTACGAACTGCTAAGTTTGTGAGATCCGCTTTTTGCTTGTCGAAGATGTTGACACCGTTAAAGCCACCTTGCATCAATAAATTAAACTTGAGGTATGCCTGTGTGGATGCATCACCAAAATCTTTTGTTACGTCCAAGAACCGTCCAGTCGCCGTTGTATCATCAGACTTCGTAAGATCAAGAAGAAGTCCGTTTCGTCGATACCGAGCTGCGGCCCACTCCAGGGCATCCGGAAGATCTACCGTAGCGCTTTGTTTTACAACCTGAACTCTTTCTAAGGTGAACAGGTTATTGCAGAAGCGATCCGAATCTAGCACTGAACCACTCAGATCAGCTGTACCGGCATTATCACCCACCCATGGGTTTTGCCACGCGGTGTGAAAGTGTGGGAAATATTTTGTCCATGAATCCACCGAAGGATTATGCTCAGTGGACTTGTTGGGCTGAGCCGGGGTTGGCTGAATCGTTGTCTGCAAGCCCCAGTACAACCGCCTATCTGTGCTAACGTTTCCGCTCTTTGTGACAGACACGTTGCGCCGGTAAGGTAATGGTAGCTGTGTGATCTCAGAAAGGGCAGAAACACCGTGGGTACTCATTTCCTCGTTGAGAGGAACAACATTCCCGGTCACTGCGGTGATGATGTGGGATCCGGATGTCAACAAGTGATAGGGTCCCCTGTATCCCACCGGCAGAGCAGTCGGGTCCATTCCCACAGTGCCCTGATCTACGGCATTAGCCATTTCAACACGAACAAAGTTAGAAACGTTGGGATACTTTCCGTCCACGACTAATTTTTGGGCGCGCTTCTCGCGATCCCAATCAAAATACGTGTTCATGTCGCCGATCTTGCGTCCCAGATAATCCTCCGATGTGGGATCCAGGTTGCAATTGACATATTTTTCGTAAGCCCGTATTTCACGATCGTTGTCGTGCAAGTCACGAATCAGCAAATCAAAAGTTCCGTAATTGTTACCAGGCTTGGTGTTTTTGGACTTTTTAATATTTTGAATGCTGATCTTCAGTCTCTCAGGTGGAACATCGATAGCAGTCGCATTGTAATTACCCACGCCGTCCGATAGAGCATAGAGCCTAAAGAGGTTGCGGGGACCATCACCGAAATCTTGAGAAACCACCCAGCTGGAAAACGCGTCACGATATCGATCCTCGAATCCATCAAAGTTGG